TAAAGGCTCGTGCTTTCACTGCCTTTGCTTCAACGGCACCGGGCAGCGCCACGGCAACCTGCATTTTCGATCTTCCGACCGCACCAGCAACATACGCCTTTGCGCCGATTTCCCGCGGCTTGATCCTACCGGGGATCTTTACGGTGCAGGATGTCGCCATGCCGCAGGGTGCGGCGGCGATATAAGCGGGCGACCGTTCATGCGGTTCGACGATGTAGATGATGTGCTCAAGGTGAGCGGTACAGCGCCTGGCATAACCAAGGCGCTTTTCAATTTCTTCCGGTGTGTAGTAAATGACACCATCATCGGTAATGTCTACGTTCATTCGCCAGTAGCCCGGCCTTCCTCCGTAGTCATACCATTCACTTATCTTCACATTCGGATAAATCGAGGACAGCGCCTTTTGGACTGCCCACTCCGTTCCACAGTACCGACGGACTTCCAGCGCAGTTTTGATGATCCTGCGCTTTGTTTCAATCGGATAGCTGGTGTCGTACCAGTCAACGCGGAACTGAACCGCAAGAATATCCAGAACCGCCTCATCTGCACGGTCAATATCCGTGTAGATTTTCAAGCGTTCGGCAGCTTCCAGTTCCTTCTTGCGCCGCTCCCTGAAAACTGCATCAAGGATCTGTACCCATGGCTCTTTGGCAACATCAGGCGGTAGCCCTTCGACTAGGCCGACTTCGTGGAGTTCAATCATCTTCGATTCCTCCGTATGTCACCTTGCAGCTTCGGAGCTTTGCCACCTGAATTTCGGAGACAGTTGTTTCGACCGGTGTCAACAGACGTGGGCGTTTCGCACCAGCTTCCCGTACACGCATAATCAGCTCCGCCGGTTCGATGTCCCGGCCGATTTTTCTCTGCCAGGTTTCATACTCCTTCACAGCTGCTTCCACATTTTCCTGAATCGTCGATGCATTCTTGACATTGCTCAAGGCAATATGGTAAGTAAGCTCGATGTCATACGGGATTTCTTCCGGCGCATGGCAAAGAACCAGATCACCCATCGGGCGCTTTACCGTGTCGAAATATTCCTGCATTCCGGTACATTCTTCCCTTGTCGGAACTCTGCCTCCGGCCATCAGAAAGTAAACGTGGATCGTGTATCCTTCCTTGCAAACGATCTTCGTATCTGCCACATCGGACCGCCAGCTCGATGCAAAGTATTCATAGGCATCCACCGGACCGGCCACGGAGAAAATCGAAGGTGCATAGTTGATACGTCTGGTAAATGAATCGTCACCTTCCGTATCCGTACCGCCCGTGCTTGCCGAAACACTTTTTGCCCCGGACACATACGGGATAGGATCCACCAGCACATTGATTTCTCCTTCGGCAATCCCATCGCTGTTGCTTCCTGCCTCATCCGCCACGGCAACTACGTCCACGGTCAGTTCACCGGGTAAGATCTCCGCATACTTTTCGGTTTTGAAATACCGTTTGTCTGCCGTTCTCACCTGTGTTCCTTCCGGGATTCCGGTTGCACTCGTTCTCGGCGCAGACAGTGTGAATCGAATAACCGCCGTGGCTTTTCCGGCTTCCAGGCGTTCCACTCCAACAAGCGGAGCAAGGTTGTCCAAATTCGGCCCCGTGCTCGTAGGCAGCAGTTCCGCTTTCAGACACGCCGTGCTGTACTCCATGTTGTGATGCGAACGATGTGCCAGTGTCAAAAGGACAAGCCGTGCTTCAGAACACCGTTCCAACGATACCTCACCGTTGAAAAGTTCTTTGTTGTACTTGCCAAACAGTGCCTTGCAATCGGCCACAGCTTCTTCCAGCGTTTCTTCGCCTTCAATGTCGATGTCCGGGATGTTCTCAAACTCTTTTATTTTAGACAAGCTCGTACACCACCTTTGGAATTACAACGCCATGCAGCACATCACTGTCCAGCCAGTCCACCCGCACCACTCTTGCCCGCGGCTCAAACGATGCGGTTTTCTCTGTTACCTCAGCCACATATAATCCCTTTGCCACCGGAAGTGGCTTATCGACAAATATGTTTGGATTGATTCCGAGTTCTCTGTCGCCCTCTTGGCTCCCGATTGGTGTGGAATACAGTGTGCGAAGGCACTTTGCAATGTCCTGCACTTCTTTTTGTTTTTCGCTGTCGCCGGACAGCTCAACCACCGTGCTGCTGAAGTCGATCATATGTACTCCTTTATGGTCAGGCTCACCTTGCACTGCATCAAAAGCCCGTGTTTTATCACCGAATCCCAGCTGTCGCTTATTTCAGTGACCCGAAACTTGTTTTGCGATACCGGTGCAAACCCGATAATCAGGTAATGAATCTCTCCGTTCTCTGACATTTCTGTCAGACGGTTCAGCATCTTGCGAGGATTCACGCCGAGTGCTGCATCCAGAAGAATATCAAAGGTGTACTCTCTCAGTTTCGGTGATAAATACTCTGCTCGTGCTTTTCCTCCCAGAACTTCATGTTCCGCCCAGTTTGCGCCGGTCGTTCCCTTGAAGTTTGACGGGGTGAGCACACGCAGGTGCCCCACGGAGAAAATCACATCGCCGAAAATTCCAACATACATTCCAAAACCTCCTTACAGGGGTGCGGATGTTTTCTTGCCAAGGTTTCCGGTGTGCGTATGCGATACCAGCGATTTGCCGGACACAACAACATCGCCACCTCCGCCCTGGATGTTCACTGTTCCAGCGGTCGCATTGATGGTCGATGCCGTCATTTTCAATTCGCCGGATGCTGCAAGCGTGATCCCCGCCGGGGATGTCACCTTGATTTCTCCGCCCTCGCTGATGGTCACGGTTGCACCGCCCACCTGGATCTCAAGACTTTTCGCCTTCAGGATTTTCTTTCCGTCCACATAGTCGGTCAGTTCTTTTGCATTTGCATCAAACTTCCGATATGCCTTTCCTCGTGAGTTGGCATAATCCTTTCGGTAGACTTTTTCTTTTCCTTCAGGCGGTTTGTTCTTTTCATTCCAGACGGTGCCCACCACAACAGCATCCTCCGGGCTTTCTCCTGGATGCAGGACAAGCACAAGATCATCAACTTCCGGTGTCTGGTACTCGCCATTGGACAGAAACGGCACCATTTCCGTAACGGTGTCGTCCCTGTCTGGGTAAGTAACTTCGCACTTTCCAGCCTCATAGTCGATAGAACTCACATTGCCGAATCTCACTTCACTGCTCATGCGAAATCCTCCTTTTCCACTTTGCTGGCCTTGACCTGTGTTTTGTAGCCGCTGGATGGAGATATGCTGTGTTCCATCTGATCAACGAAATACTTTCCGTCCATCTTTCCATAGCCAACTAGGTTAAAGCACTGCGCTGAAGCGCCGGCCGGATAGCCCAACATCGTAAAACTGATCTGGGTTGCTCCGTGGTTGGCATTCTTGATGGCCGCTATCAGGCGGGCTTTTGCGTCTGCCTCGCTGCTTACCTTTCCAGTAAGTTTAAGCTGGCGTTCGTCCGTGCCCACCTTGACGTTGATATTGATTTTTTTCTGTTTGTTGGTGTAGGTATAAAGGCCGCCCGTGTATGTTCCAGTCAGCTTTGTGTTCCACTTGAAACTTCCCGGCTCTACGCACAGGGCCGTCGGATTTCCAACGGGCCGGCTCTCATATACCGTCCATACAGGATCTTTCGCCTTGTACTTTTCCCGGTCGTACACCCAGAGCTTTGAAGTGTAGACTTTGATAACCAGTGCATAGGTGCTGCACAGATCTTGCAGAAAGGCACTATCTGTTCCGTCCTGTTCCTTTGCATCAATGCTGTGGTCGTCTCCCTCAAACTTCAGCTCCAATTTGTAACGGCCTGCAATGGTTTCAGCGATTTTCTTTACGCTGGTGTTCTTCCATGTAAAGGTCCGGTTTCTCTCGCTGAAGCTGGTGTCGTTCGGCTTTGCCACGCCGCCCATCGTCAGCGAATCAGGTGCACCGGCAAAACTAAGATCATCCAGCACGAATGCCCCGCACTCGGCGCTGTAATCTCTGTAGCCGCTCTCAATGCCCCCGATATTCCAGTCCTTTACAACAATAGCCGGGTAGAGCTTCACGCCCTTTTCCGGCATCCAGTCATTTTTCCATTTGGCAGCTTTGGCATTGACTGTAATGCTCACACTGTCGCTTTTGGATTCAGCCACATCCGTGTACTTGAAACTTTCCAGATCAGGTGCGATTTCTTCCGAAATATCGGTTTTCTCGTAGGTCAGAAGAACCGCAGCCTGCCTTCCTTTGGGTCTCGCTGCTGTCAGTACCATCATGCACCTGCCTTCCAGGGCGGAAGGTCTCCGCTCTTTTCAGCCGGCAGAGCTGGTGTTGACAGCACCGTGCCGGAATCGAACCGGACGATATGGATATATCTGGGGTTGTTCTGCATCAGCCAATCGGCTTTCAGCTCGCTTCCGTACACGTTCAGGGCAATCAGATCCCAGGTGTCACCGGACTTTGTGGTGTAATCAAGTGCCATACTGCGTGCGCCTCTTTTCGCGTTCGTACCGTTCCACATACTCGCAGAACTTCTCGTAACCTTCGTCCATAATGGAACGTAGATCTTCGGCATTCATGCTGCCGTAGATGGTGAAGTTTGGTGCATAAACATATGTGTTTCCGCTGGAACTCGTATAGGTACGCTGGTAGCTGTTGCTCGATTCACCGCGCTGGTTCCCGGTGCTGCCACCAGAAGCATCTTCGCTCCCGCCGATGGGCTTCAGCTCTACTTCCTGCTGGTAGTTCTGAAGGTCTGCCAGCATCGACAGATTTTGCCTTGTCAGTTCGCTGTTTCCAGCCGTCGGGAAGAAGTTTACATTGCTCAGGTCGTAGTTGTCCGGGTTTGCAGCGTATTCCAGCTTTGCCTTTTCCGCATCTGCTCCCCGGATAAACCGGATTGCCTTCTGAGTATTTTCGTTTGCAAGAACAGACTTGGCACCAGCAATCACTTTCCCGATTCCGGTGTTCAGCAGCTGTTGGGCTTTGCCCTGGTCATCCGACACGGTAGGTGTCGGCATTGCCGCCAGAGTTTCCAGCCCATCTACTGCATAGTTGGCGATCTCCGTGATACGGCTGAACGCCACACCAGCGTCGGACCCCAGTACCAATGCCGCTGCAACAGGCTGAACCATAGTGTCAAAACTTTGAGCCACCTGGTTGTAATACTGCTGGCGACGTACCCTGTTGAAGTCGATCAGGTTAGAATCTTCTTCTGTAAAACCACCGTCCGCGAACATCTTCGGCTTTCTGCCGGGCAACCCCAGCAGATCACCCAGACCAACGCCCAGCAGCTTACCAGCGGTCAGCCAGGTATCAATGTTCTTTTCACGAACACCACGCCGGAAACTGATAACAGCTTCCGGGCCAGCCTCGCCAGCAATGGACGGCCCATGCGTCATGCCGCCGTTGGCAAATGCCGGGACAGACACGGGTGACAGGTTGAATCCGAACGACTTACCGCCGATCACCGGAACCGGAATGCCGAACAGCGTTTCCGGTATTGTGAGCTGAATTTTGTTCAGCGCCCCAATGATGAAGTTGACCGCTTTCACGCCGATGGTTGCAACCTGCTTCAGGAAGCCGATGATGCCCAGAATCACAGGCTCTACCACAGGAAGCACCTTACCCACCAGATCCACCGCCACCTTGATGGCGTTGACCAGTGTGGTGCCTACCAGGCTTACCACCGTAGACAGCAGCGGCATGACCGCCGGAATGCCTTCATTCACGATAAAGCCGAAGATCTCAGTCAGCACCGGCTTGATGTGGTTTACTCCCAGATCTACAATCTGAGAGAACACACCGGCGAATGATTCAATCAACGGCATAACCGTCTGGATGGCAGGGGTCATAGCTCCGAACACGTCACCCAGATTTAGCCCTCCGATACTGAAGCCGGATAGCTTTTCCTGGATGCTCTGCAAGCCCTCCGGGGTGGTGAGTTGCCCGAACACCTGCTTCACGGTGTCGCCGATACCCGCTATCTTTCCGGTGAATTTGTCAAAGACGGCAAGCCCGCCTTCGCCAAATACTGTTCCGACGATGTTGCGGATGTCCTCGAAGTGATCTCCCAACAACGAGACTGCCGCAACGATTGTACCGATGCCGGTAATAACCGGGCCGAATGTGCCAAGCAGTGCCATGAATCCGCTGCCCAGTTTTGCGGCCACTGGGCCTACCGTCGTACCCAGTACGTTCAGCCCTGCGCCGCCGACATTCAAAGCTCCCTTCACCGTGCTCAAAGCGCCGCCGCCGATTTTGGATGCTGCACCCGCCACCTTGCTGCCGACACCGAGGACGGTAGAACCCACTTTGGACTGGCTGACGGTCTGCCATGCATTGGACAGCCCATTTCCAATGACCGTCTTTCCTGCACCGAGGAAATTTTTCACTCCACCGGCCATACCTCCAAGGTCAAGACCGTTCGGTCCTGCAATGCCGGAAAGAATCTGTCCCGCAACACCGCCGGTCTTGGCGATAAATCGTCCAACCGGATTGCCGCTTCCGAACCCCACCAGAGCATTTTTCAGGCCGCCCAGCGATTGCCCGACATTGGAAACATACCTACCGGAGCCGGAGTTTTTCAGCACGCCCAGCAGGCCACCGTTCGTGCTAGCTTCCAGCACATCATTTACAAAACCGGTGTTTCCTTTCTTGGTTCCGCTTCGCAGGCCCTTGAAATTTTTCAGTGTTGCCCAGATGCCGACACCAGCGCCGTCCAACGTCTGCCCAATTTTTCCAAGGCGCGTTGTGGGCTGCTGCGCTCCGGCACCGGCCATCTGAACGCCGTACTTTGCATTTTCAGCAAACATTCCGGCATTCGATTTTACAAAGGATGCGCCACCAACTGCCCGTTGGATCAGGCTTGTGGGTGTCAGTGCGCCCATCAGATTTCGGACAGTGATGCCTCCGAATGTTCCGCCTGGGGCACCGCTCGGTTTTCCGCCGATTGCAATGTTCCCGATGGTGTTCAGCAGCGAGGATCCCGTGCTATAAGCCGTCGGTGCAAAGCTCATAGCTCCGAACGCCGCGACTATGGCAGCAATGGCCTCTGCCACTTCCGGCCCATGCTCTGCAGTGTAGTCGATGCCCTTCTGGATCCACGGCAATGCCGCCTGCGCCGCATTGCCAATTCCAAGCAGCGCGGAGTGCAACATCGGCAGAATGCCATTGACGATGTTGGACAGATCTGGCAAGCTCTCGGTGATACCGTTTGCTATGTCGATCCACATGGATGTCAGTTCTTTCTTTGCCGGAAGGAACTGATTGCCCACATTGATAAGCAGGCGGTCTGTCGCATTACTTGCCATCTGGCTTACCGCTTTGCTGGTGTCCAGACGAACAAGCAATTCTTTCTCCATGCTGCCGCTGTATGCGCTGGTATCACCAGCCATAAGCAAGGCATTCTGGAACGCAGGCAAGTTGCCCACAATTTTTGAAACGCCCTCAATGGCCCACTGTCCAAACAGTGTCTTGATGGTCGCAGTCTGCTGGTACTTGTCCTGTTTCGAGATCGCCTCAAAGACTTTGTACAGAGTGCTTGCTGCACCATCTTCTCCGTTCGGCCCGGTGGACTGCATATCCTTTGCAATCTGCACAGGATCAAAACCGAGTCTGTTCCATGCGCCCACCTGCGCATCCGTTGCACTGTTGCCAAGGGTGATGTTTGTAAACACACGGTTCAGGCTTGTTCCAGCCTTTCCCTCATTAACGCCCATAGCCAGCATGGTGGCTGCCAGCGCAGAGGTCGTGTGCAGGTCAACGCCGGCTGTCTGGCCGACACCGCCGGACGTATTCACCACGCTGGCGATTTCCGCCGCCGTGGTAGCCATGTGGCCGCCCAGATAGTTGATGGAATCTGCAATGTCGATAATCTGGTTGTGGGTCTTACCAAAAGCGGTTTCCCACTTTGCCATATAATCGGCCGCAGACTTTGCATCAATGTCCCACGCGGCAGCTAGCCGGGCCGTATCGTACAGGTAGCTTTTTTCTCCGGTTTGCTGGTTATCCAGAAAGATTTGCTCATAGCTCTTACCGGACTGTCCCAGCGATGCGGCGATCTGCGCCATCTCGTCCCGTTTGATTGGGACCTGCGTGGTCATCTTGAGGATCGCGTCCTCCATGGTGGCACGCTTTTCCGGGTCAATGCTGCCGTCATCGTTCATGATGCCGCCAACATACTTGACTGCATCTGCTGCCTGGGCTTGGTATTCCTCTGCCATGGAGGTTGTCTTTTTAATCATGACAGCGGACGCAGTTGTCAGCGTCGCCGTGATTCCAAGCCCAGTCTTTCCGATTACGCCCAGAGTGTTTGCTACAGTGCTGCCCAGCGACTTTGTTCCCGTCAGTGCGCTCGCCAGATCACCGGTCAGCCCCTTCGTCTGCTTTATTGCAGTTACAAGGGATGGGTCCACCTTGCCCATGATGCGGATGCTGAGGTCTAGTGCTCCATTTCCCGCCATACGTCTGCCACCTCGTTACACAGATCCACCAGCTCCCGCCGGGGCAGGTGCAGCAGATCCGTCATGTTGGAATGCGTGGCAATGGATAGCTGGATAGCTGCTTTCCGAAGTCCTTTTGCCCCGCCTTTTACTCGAAAAAATCAGAGTTTACGGCATCGCGCAGCTTGACCGCCTCGCACAGCGGCAGACCGGCAAAGAAGTCCACCGGGTAGCCGGTGCCCATGCTGGCGATGATGCAGCAGTACAGGTAGTTGCGATGCGTATTCACCGGTGCAAATCCGCCCGCAGCCATACGGTTTTCTGCCATGGATTCGCTCATAGTGTTCAGTTCGCCCACGCCGGACAGGTCGATGCTGTCAAAGGTCTTACCCTTCAGCTCAGCCTTTTCGCTGCCCTCGTAGGTGTAGGGAGCTGCAAACTTCAGGGTGTGAGATTCCAGCTGTTTTTTCACTTCATCGGCGTTCTCGCTGTTGTCCATACCCTTGACGACCGCCGCCTGCACTTTCTTGATCTTGCCACGGGGCATGAGCTTGAAGAACTCCACAGGCTTACCGGTGGCCTTAACGGCCATTTCCTGTGCAAAAGAAGTGGTCATTTCCATCACGGACATGGCCGCCAGCTCGTTGCCGATGTTTTTCTGAATGTCGATCAAGTCCTGTACGGTCATCTTCTCCATGCCGGACAGATCCAGGCTGTCGTATTCCTTGCCCTCGAACTTATAGGGTTTATCGAACTTCACGATATTGTCCATTGCTGTTTCCTTTCTCAAAAGAGAATCAGCCGCCCCACGTCGGGACGGCTGACTTCTTCATGTATCGGGTTTAGATAAGAGCGTTGATCTCGGCACGCATATCTTCACCATCAACATAGTAGCGCCCTGCAAACTTGTCGATGTCGATAACGGTAGTGCCGTCAACCTCCATCAGGTAACGGGTGACTTCCAGCGTAGTGGTGCTGCCCATGGTGTCGGCGCGCTTCAGCTTGCCGGGATCCAGCTCCTTGGGACGACCACCCAGGACTACACGCAGGCCCTTGTAGGTGTAGCCGCCGTTCTTGTTGTCGTTCTGCATAGCAGCACGCAGGGTAATCTGGATGTTCTTGTTGGGGTTCATCATCTTGGTGGCGTAGCTGTACATGGTGTTCCAGTTCAGCGTTGCCTCCATGGATTCAAACTGACCGGGCACGGGAGAATCGACTTCGCCCGCAATGCCCATGCCGGACACGGAGGTGGTCTTGTTCTTGATCTTGGGCAGGGTGATTTCATCCGCCAGACCAATGAGCAGGTCATCTTCCGTGTACGCATTGTAGTCATTGATGACCTGGGGAACCAGGTCACTGGAAATATTCAGAGCCATAGGTCATTCCTCCTGCTTACAGAGACAGAGCCGAGGTCAGTGCGCCGGCCTCATACTCCATGGTGTTGTTGATCTGCTTAAAAGGCGGGAACGGCGTGCAGAACTGATAGAAGGAGTAGTGGCCTGCAACCAGTTCAGCGGTCGTGTTGCGGTCGGGGTCTGCCTTCATGCTGTAGCTGGCGCACACCTCGGTAGAGACATAGACACTGCCCTTCATGTTCTCGCTGTCGATGATGGACTGAAGGCGCTTCTTGTTCATGGGCTTATCCAGCTTGCTCATGTTGTCCAGAACAAAGCTGGTCCAGGAGTGGTTGAAGAAGCGGCGGACACAAAGGAAAGCGTCCTTCGGGTCGGTGTTTTTCGGATAGCAGCAGGTCTCATTGCCCCACACAACAAAGTCGCCGGAGCGGATGAAGGTCGCCACGCCCTGCTCATTCAGAACATTGCCCTGCTCCTGATCCATCAGGACTTCGGTGCCATCTTCCAGGCAGGCGGAGGAAATGGGTACGCTGACATTGGACGGGCTGGCATTGGGCGTGTCGTTGTACAGGCTGTCGTTGTAGACTGCCGCAGCAGCGGCCAGAGAGCTGCCGCTGTAGATGGCGCTGCCGATCTTGCCGTACAGCCACAGGCCATATGCTTCACGAGAAGTTGCGCCCTGCTTGACCTTCTGGTTTGCCACGTCGGTGTACTTGCGTGCACCGGAAGCGGAACTGTCGATGTCAACAAAGCACACTGCATCGAAAACGCCATTGATCTTGCGGCACTTTGCCTGGAGCGCTGCGCACACCATGGGATCCTTGGAGAAGCGGGGTGCCAGCAGAATGCCGGGAACCATGCCCAGCTTGGGGAACACCTGTCTTACCACTTCCAGTCCGGTCTCTGCACCGGTGGCCGCATTCACGCCGCCCACGATGTCGGCAGCGGTGATTTTGGTCGGGTCAAGAATGGAGCCGGAAATGGTCAGAGCCGTTGCGCCGTCGCCTTTGCCGCCGTTGACCAGGGCGATGCTCACAGTGCCATCATCATTGAAGCTGGCCGAATAGTCCTCGTCCGCCGTGAGCACGGTCTGCTCCTTCTTCACGACCAGCTTTTTCAGCAGGATGCCGGTCTCGTCGATCTCTGCAATGCCGTCATTCACCTGAACGGTCTTGTTGGACAGTTCAGTGATGTGCTTTGCATTCGCAGGATCCAGGACGTTGACCACGACGATAGGGGAAATGCCCATCACCTGAAAACTGGCGCTCACCGCCTCACACAGGGTATACTTTGCAAAATCGTCGGAATAGCCCACTGCGGCGGCAGCTTCTTTGAAGGTATTCACCAGCATCGGCGTATTCACCGCTGCTTCCGGGTCATCCAGCATATTAACGGGGGCCGTACCCACAACGATCTGCAGGCCGGAGTTGACCGTTACCGGAGCGGTGACGCTGGTCGCTGCTTCGGTCTTGTTAAAGCCATGAGAAATAGCCATTTGTCATATCCTCCTTACTTCATCAGGTCGGTGGCCTTCTTGTAGAGAATGTTCTCTCTGGTGCCGTCCTGTTCGATCTTCACGCGCATTTCTGCGAGCTTGTCCAGCGGAACGATCAGCGCCTTCAGGAACGGCACCTGCTCCACTTTTTCTTTCAGCTTTTCGGGCAGGCCATCCACGAATACGGTGTACTGCGGGGCAATGCCCTTGACGGTCGGCCCGCAGTACGCCGCAGCGCCGGTGGTTTCCGTCACAGGCTGTGCTTCTTTCACAGCCTCGGTTTTCTTTTCGGTCTTTTCGATGCTCATATCAAAGCCTCCACTTCTTCGTTTTTCAGGGTGTTGGGCGTTTCGCAGATCAGGTTGACAATGCCCCAGTAGTAGAAGTCCATGTCATCATCCGAAAGATCCCATTTGCGTGGATATCCCACTTTGAAAGCCTCGCCAAACACAGGCTTCCGCTTGAAGTGCTGCATGATGGCTTCGATGATGTTTCCGGTGTCCTCATATCCCTGCCGGTCTGTTTTCGGGTCATAACAGCAGATGATAAGCTGCAAAAGGACCAATTGCGGATCCTTTTCGTTCACCACCTCGCCACTCGTTCTTGATACGATGATGCACGGGAAGTTGGATCTATTGGTATCCACATCGTCGTCATCATCGGTCGGGGACGGGATAAACTGCTTGAAGATCTTCAGCGGTTTTTCGCCTTCCTGCCCCGTGAACTTCATATCCCGGAACAGTTCCTTCAACTCGTCAATCATGGCCTGCTGGCACATTTCGCTGGTATAGCCGGTGATTTTTTCAGCCATATCAGATCACACCCTTTCGTTTTGCATTGGCGATCAGTTGCCGGACGCGCCGTTCCGTGTTCTGCTGCAGCATCTGCTCCACCGTCTGCTCCTGCATCTCCCACACGGTATGGTGCATCGCAGAGCCGGAAGGGCTGGACAGTGTTGCCAGCTTCTCGTTCGGTTTCCAACGTTTCTTTCCGCTCTCCGTGTAGTCCTTATCCGCAGGTATTCCGAGCTGACGCTGTACCATGCCGATATGCTTCGACTTGAACTGTACCAAGAAGCCCTTGCTCTTATCGCTTGTTCCGCCCAGAGCAATCATTGGACTGTCTTTCAGGACGCGCGCCCGAAAAACGGGCGGCGCATTGCGAACAGACGGACCCATGAAGGGCTTTGTGGGGCTGGTTCTGAAATAGCCCAGGTCTGCCCGGAATGCACCGGGGTCGTTCTTCATAATAGCAAGGATAGCGGTAGGCCGCCGGTTGGTGGCCTTCTGGCGCTGGCGCAGATCTTCGATCATGCGTCTGCCTGCCGCGTTCAGGTCGTAGCGTTTCTTCACTTCGGTCAGCATCAGCTTGCGCGTCTGCCGGGCCGTTGTGTTTACGGCCACCTTCAACGCCGCCGGGGTTTTGTTTCCCAGTACGCCAAGAGCGCGGGTCACTTCCGCGTCATCAACGGAGACCATCAGGTTGGAAGCGTCATAGTTTGTATGGAAGTATGCCAACTTACCTCACCCTTTCCAGTTCCATGCGATACATACCCGCTTTCAGGGAGCATGATTTGATGTTGTAGATCCGTTTCTTGTCCAAGGTGATCTGCTTGCCACTCTTCGGCATAGGGCCGTAGTCCTTCTGCTTCACAAAAAGCAGCAGGTCGGCCTTGTACATACCCTGGTCAAAGGATTGCTTTGCTCCGCCCTCCCAGTGCGCCGGACGTTCAAGTACGCCTGGGTGCTGCGTGATACAGAGCATCAGCTTATCATCTATGTACCGTTCTTCCGCAAACTCGTTTGAGTTGAAGATCACGTTCTGCACATCCTGCGCAACGCATTCTTTGAACGTAGGGAGCGGCTTCGGGGTGTCCGGTGTACCGTAGTTCTGGTCAACATCCAGCATATCCGTGCTCCTTCCCGTATCAGCAGACGGTAGCGACCAGCCAGCTGTCCACCTTGTTGGGGATCAGAAGCGGGTGGGACTGCAGTTCCAGGAAACGGCGGTCAGGGCGGTGCTCCACATAAGTACGCAGCAGACGTGCGGTTTCGGCGGTATGCCAAACCTTGTCATCGTCCAGATAGGTGCACAGGCCGTAAGCGCGCATGAAGGTTGCGTTGCTCGGAATCATCAGCACCATGTTGTCCGGAATCAGGGGCTTAATTTCCTTGGTTTCATCATCCAGGTAGACTTCATCATATCCGTAGATGTCCACGCCGGGCAGGTTCAGGTGGCCGTAGTAGGTCAGGCCGCCTTCCAGTTCCTTGGGAGCCATGGCTCCAATGTCAAAGCGGCGCTTGTCCATCAGATCCAGAATCTGGCTGTCGGCCATGAAGTGATTCGCGGCCAGCTTGCCCATAATAATCATATCAGCGTTAGCAAAGCCGTTACGGCTCACCTGCTGCTTCCAGTCGCGCAGATTGCCCCAAGGATCCGCAGCAGACTTGCCCCACTGCTTCGTGCTTTCCAGGGTGATTTTGTTGGTGAAGCCAAAGTCGATAACTTCATCCACGCCCTTGCCCTTCACTCTCAGCCTACCAGTAGTAAGTACCTGGGCAGCCATCCACTCTTCGCGGCGGTCAACCATGTCGTTCAGCTTGTTGTATTCCTCAACCAGCTTTTCTGCTGCACGGTCAGCGGGAGTGCGGCTGGAATAAATGTCCTCACCAGGCAGGCGCTTCATGAACATATCTGCGGTGGTGATGGTCGCCGGGTTGACGAGGGGCGGCTTGTAGGACTTGGTTTCGTAGCCCTCACTCTCTACGATTTCACCGCCAACCATGGGATGAACGAAAGCCGCCATCTTACGGTCGCCCTTGACAACATCAATGTCAACGTGCTCGTCAGAGGAAGTTTTCAGCTTGGTGAAAAAGCGGTCACGCAGAAATGTGCGGGTCGGGGGCGCAGTACGCACAACCTCGGCCAGATACCGCGGCTCGTAAATGTTGATCTCATTTGCCATTTTTTGTTTCCTCCTATCACTTCAGGAAAATGCCCAGATTACGCAGAGGAACTTCCACGTCATCCACGCTCACATTGTTGGGCAGTGCCAGACCATGGGCAAAAAACTCACCGGTCAGATAAACCGGTACTTCCTTGTCTGCCTCGGCGCTGTCAGCCGTGATGCCGTACAGACCAGTCAGAACCGCCGTGCCTGCGCTGGCCGGTGCCGCAATAGGCTTCACCTTGCCATCTGCGATCAGGACAGGCGCGTGCGCTTCCACCGCTTCGCTCGCGGTCTTGCTGGTCTTGGCAATGCCAATATCCGTGCCGGCAATGAAATACTCCGGCGCGGTGCTGAAGTCTTTTCTTGCAAGATCCATACTCATGGTTCTTTCCTCCTTACTTCACGCCGTTGGCTTTGCGGATGGAGTTCATGAAGGATTTTTCCTTCGCGTCCTCCGGCTCCGGGTTTGCAGGCGGCGGATTAGTGATGTCGTTTGCACCAGAATCCTGGGCGTTCTTCTTCACCTTGTCCAGGTAGTCCTGGCTCTGCTTCTGCTGCTTTGCCTTCATGCTGGCGATCATAGCTTTTGCAAAGGATGCAGAATCAACGGGCTTGGTAAACTTCGCCTCGTTGGCCTGATCTTCTGCGCCGGGCATGGTCGCGTCCTCGATCTCCTTGATGCGGGTGCGCTCGGCAGTGATAGCCTCATTCTCGATGGTGGCTACCAGATCCGGGTACGCCTTGCGGAGATCATCCGTGGTCTTGATGTCCATGTCTTTTACCTCCCCATGGTCATTGCGTTCCGGCTTTTCCGCCGGGTTCATATTTTCAGACCGGTTCACAGGTTTTTCCGTGACCCGACTTCTGACAAAATTGGGCGCTTCGTTGAACGGGGTGTTCATGCTGATGCTGTTGACGAACAGGATGCCGTTGCGGTTCTCCACAACAGAATCGTCCGCTTCGTCGTCCACCTCGTCCACAAAGCCTTTCTCCTTGGCTTCCGTTGCCGTCCACCAGTTCGTTTCATCCATCCACTTGGCGCATTCGTCCTCGGTCTTGCCGGACTTCTTGGCGTACAGAGTGACGATGCTGCTGCGGATGGTTTCCAGCGCCTTCAGGCAGTTGTTGAGATCTTCTGCGGTCAGGTAATCGCAGACGCCCATGCTGACCGGATGCACCATGTAGCTGCCGTCTGCCGCTGCCACCACCTTGTCTGCATGGCAGGCAACAATGGTTGCTGCGCTGGCGCACAGGCCGTCGATGTGGGCGGTCACGGTGGCTGCATTGCGTTCCAGCATATTGCCGATTGCCTGCGCCGCAAACACATCACCACCGCCGGAGTTGATGTACACAGTGATCTCCTTCACGTCGCCCAGGGCGGCGAGGTCATCCGCAAACCGTTTCGGGGTCGCGGCGTCCTCCCACCAGCTGCGCTCGGAAATATCGCCGTAAAGCAGCAGTTCCGCTTTCTGGTCATCACCGGCCAGATTGCGGAACTGCCAGAACTTATCATTCGTCATCTTTTGGTTCGTCTGGGAATTTGGTTTGCTCATTTAGACCAACCTCCTTCATTTTTTCCATTTCGCTTTTGCGCTGCCTCATGTTTGCCCGCCAGTTCCCGCCGGTCATCTGGGCAGTTTCCTGCTCATTGGTGCTGATGCCCTGCTTAACACGCAGAATCGCCGCCTCAATCTCTTTCTTGGCGTCCAGATTGGTGCGTGCCGGACCATTCCATGTGCAGCCCATGTAGGCTTTCGCCACAGCCGGGTCATCAAAGAAGCCAGGTGCATTGATGCGTCCACGGGCTACCGCTTCGGCAAACCATTTCTCGTAGGCTGGCTGGCAGAAGTCTGCTGCAAAGCTATCCCGCAGCACGCCGCAGGTGCGCCAGAACTCGTTCAGTGCGCCGCGGCTTGCGGAATAGTTGGAGCTGAATTTCTTATAGAGCACCTCACTTGGGATCTCTACGCCGGTTGCCACCTGATTGGACATGGCTGTCATGAAGCCGTCATAGGTTGTGGTCGGGTGCTTCGGGTCGAATACGCTCGTATCCTCTCCCGGCGCAAGGTCGAACACAGCGCTCGGCGCAAGGTCGATGCCCAGTTCATCGGGCGGGGTGTTCGGGTCCTCCGCCTTATCCGCCGGTTCCTCGCCGAACGGTGCTTGGCTGGTCGGATTTTCATGCTTGATAAACAGCGTGATGGACGATGCCACGATGGCCGCCGCCAGCTCCGCTTCCGTGTATCTGCCCATCTGTTTCAGCGTGGGCAGCACCGGAGCCAGCAGAGGAACGCCGCGCCGCTGCCCGGCGCGTTCCCTCTGGGTGACGCACAGGATGTTCGGCTCTCCCGTTTCCGGGTCGCGGGCTTCCACCCGCGTCCATGTCAGCGGCACCGTGCTGTCGTATGCCAGCGGATGCCGACTTGCTATCCAGTACGCCACCACCGCGCCGTCCCGGTTCGTTTCCACGCCCTGCACGATCTGGAACACATCATGCCCGTCTATCTTGCAGGGTGCCATTATGTCCGTCCGGTCAGGGCTGCAAATCAGGTCTGCTTCGATCAGGCGCAGCCGCAGAGCATACGGCCAGTGCGGATGTTCGCTGAACTGTACCGCCGCAAACGCATCGCCGTTCATCAGGAAGCTGGTGAATGCCAGCGTCTGCAACCGCCAGAAGTTATCCATGCCAGCAGCATCGCAAAGGGTGCTGTCCGCCCAAAGTTCAAATTCGCGGGAGATCTGCGCCTGCAATCTGTCCGCTTGTTCCTCGTTCAAATGCAGATAGTCCGCATCCACCTGCGGGGTCGGCACAAGGCCGCTGCCCACCACATTGGTGCGCAGGGTCTTGATGGCACCCGTTGCCAGAGGGATACCCATGTAAGCATCTCGGCTCCGTTTGCGCAGTGTTTCCAGATTGTCCTCGATGTCCTCTTTTGCGCTTCCGCCGCCAACGTGCCAGCTCCGCATAGAGCGGGATGTGTGGGACGCGCCATAGTTCCCGTAACCGGTGCCGTTGTTTATGATAGACAGCGCCGTGCGGGCCATAGCGCGGCGATACCCCTTTTCGGGGGAGATTGCCGCAATGGCCTTATCAAGGAAATTCGCCATGTGCTCCACCGTCCTTACACATCATGCGGGGAGAAGTGATAGATCCGGTTTCTGCCCCGGCCCCTTTCCTCCGCTTCCGCTTCAGCCACTTTCTTTTCCCAGAAAGCAATGCTTTCCCGGATCTGTTTCAGGCTGGCGCGGGTCAAGACCATCTGCTCGATCTGGTAGCTCTGCCGGGTCGAGACGGCGGCCTCGGCTTCCAGCCACATATCAAGGTGCCGCTGGGCGGTCTCTTTTGAAATAACAGGCATTGGTTAGATACCTCCCGATCTCCTTCTGCGGTATTGGCGCTGCTGTGCAGGACGCTGTGCATCCTCACCGGGGATTTCCAGACCGGGCGGGTTGCTGATTTCCAGCGCAGCCGTCGCGTAGTTCCGCACGTCAAATGCTTCGTTACGTTTCTGCGCCGGATCCTTCAGCTCCCACCGTTCCACTTTGCGGCCAGACTTCCAGCGTGTGACCTTGTGTTCCGCAGTAAGCATCTTGAAATAATTTTCGTCATACCCGGCATCTTCTGCCGCCGGGAAGTGGCAGTAGTTCGGGCCTTTGATAAGCACTTTCAGCCGGGCAAGGACGTGGTTCTTGCCGGTATCAACGCCCAGGGTGAACAGTTCGCCCTTGACGCGGTTGTTCTGGGTGGGGTTGCGCAGGTAGGGTACGTCCATACCGCCACGGCCCTTGATGGCCCAAATATGCCGTTCCTCCCGTTCTTTGCAGAACCGGATGACCTGATCCGGGAAGTGGCCGCCGCTGTCCATGCAGACAGACCGCAGGGACAGCTCTGTGCCGTCTTTCTTTTTCCAGGTGCGGGAAAGAAACTCGTCAAGGTCTGCCCAGACCTGACCACGCTTCAGGTCGCCGTAGATGCGCTGGTACCGGATGCCCCAGCTCTCTCTGCCGATGCCCCAGCCCACCACTTCGGCCTCGAAGCGGTTGTCCTGAGTATCGACACCGGCTGTCAGGTACACCACGCCGTCCGGAACTTCGGCCTCGTAGAACTCGCGGCGATCCAGCAGGTTGTTTGCCTCCACTGCTTCGCCCGGTTCCTCCCACGGCAAGCCCAGGTCAGTGTTCACAAAGACCTGCATCTTCTCGTAGTCGCCGCGCTGTGCATCCAGGTCAGCAGCAATGAAGTCCTCCACGATCTTGTCCCACCCGCAGAGGGTGGAGCCGATCTTGTTCATGTGGAAGCCCCGCACCGCCCGTTCCGGGTGCTCTGCGTGCCACTTGCCCTGCACGCTGTTCTTCTTCCAGCGGTATTCGTTGTCAAGGCAGCCACACTCGGCACAGCGGTATCTTGCACCGCCTTCCTTCCAGTTGTCCTTGTCGAATACCATGTTGTCCCAAACAAAGGGCTGATAAAAGCCGCAGTTCGGGCAAGGCACCGTCCATTCCTCTTGGGTGGATGCGTTGAACTCGTCCAAAATGCGGCTGTTGTTTTTGTCGGTGGGGGTCGATACCAGCACCGTCTTGTAATCCCAGTAGGTCGTTTGACGCTGCTCGGCCAGCATGACCGGGTCGCCTTCTTTGCCGGCGCTGGCTTTGTAAGCGTCCACCTCGTCCGCCAGCAGTACCTTGATGGGACGGCCGCGCAGATCGGTCGGGGCGTTTGCGCCAACGATGGTCAGTTGACCACCGGCGAAGTTCTTTTTCATGATCGTGTTGCCGGAGTAGCGGCTCTTGTTATCCACAAGGCCCCGAAGCACCGGAGTGTCCCGGATCATGGTAGCCAGACGGTCTTTGCTGAAGCTCTCGCCCAGGTTCACCGTAGGCTGCACGATCATGATAGGAGCCGGGTAGTAGCTCATGTAGTACCCGATGGTATTCAGGATCAGGCCGTCGGTCTTGCCGGACTGGGCGCACATCATGGCTACCACCTTGCGGATATGGACATCCCCGATGGCATCCATGATCTCCCGCTGGAAAGGTGCGTTGTCCGTATTCCAACGGCCTTGTGCTGCGGATGCTTCCGCCGACAAGCGGCGGTAGTTATCTGCCCACTGACTAAGGGTCAGGTTCGGGGGCGGCTTCAGCGCACCCAGTGCCCGGCTGAACATCTGTGCAGTCTGCGGTTCCAGGTGGATCATTGCCATTGTTGCCGCCGCCTTTCATGACACAGCTGCCGAACGGGCAGAACTGCTGGATCTCATTCAGCCGGGTGCCCCAGACACAGCCCCGGCATTTATTCTTCCTGCTCATCTTCGGGTTCCTCCCCCGCTGGTGCTGCCAGCGCAATTTCGGGGTCACTCAATTCCACAAGTGCTTCCTGCACTGCTTTTTGCAGAATGTCGTGGGCTTCCGCCGGGTCGGTCAGCTGGGCCATAGTATTTGCATACTTTGTCGGGATAGTTTCCAGCCGGTTCTTGAAATTTGCAAAGATGGTTTTCAGGGCGCGTTCCACGTCCTCGGTGCGGTGCAGGTCGCCTTGGGCTTCCTCCATCCGCATTTTCTCGATCTTGCCGCGGGTCTCCTCCCGCTCGGCACGGGCAGCAACAAGGCGGGCTTGGTCGTCTTTGTTGCCGATCTTGAAGTTCAGGTATTGCCGGACGCAGACTTTCATGTCAAAGACACCGGGCCGGACTTCTGACAGCACGCCCTGATCCCGCAGGTTCCGCACCTGACGGTCAGTGATGCCCAGCCATTCGCCAACGGCCTTACTCGTGTACAGCATCTTTGTCACCGTCCCCCGGTTCTCCGATCTCGCCGGTCGCCCGGATGCGCAGCAGTTCAAGCCGCTGCTGTTCGGTTTCCAGGTGCAGCTTGTCCATTTCGTTTTTCTGCATCTGGGCCGCCGCAGACAGGATGCGGCCATGAATCTTGTTCAAGGCTTCCTGCAACTGCAAGATGCGCTGTGCCGGGGTCTCCTTCTGATACATACCGATCTGCTGGTTTGCGCCGTCCCGCTTCCGCTTGCCACGGCCACCGGGCACTCGCATATCCATGACGCTGGATGTAATCATCTGGTCGGGCGGTAAAGCCTGATACTCTTTGATCTTGTCCAGAATGTACTTTTCCCGGAGCAGCAGCACGCCGATCTCGTGGGAAGTTAGCTCGGTGCTGTTCCGGGGCGCATTCTCTACGATCTGTTTTTCTTCCGGGGTGAGCTTGTCAAAAAAGATAGTCGCATAGGCTCCATCTTTCATTGCATTCTCATTTCCCACCGGGGCACCACCGCCGGAGTTTCCCGCGGCATTTTTGTTTCCCGGCTGCCCGCCGGGCTTCCGGGAAGCGGGCGGGTCCCACCCATCCTTTGCCTTCCAGCGGCGGACCGTATCATATTTAAGATGGAGATCGTCCGCCAGCTGCCGGAGATTCACTTCTCCGTCTTTCTCCATCCGGGCAATGTACTCAGCGCGGGCGGCATCGCGCTCATCGCTTCGCCTTGCCATTTGGTTTTCCTCCAATAAAAAATGCCCCGTCTGGCAAATCATCCAGGCAGAGCATTCAGTTTCGCCGCCGGTCCTGCGGCATTTCTTCGGGTCGCTTACAACTTGTAAGCAACAGTGTATGAAAAAGGCCCCTCGGTTCGCCGCCGTGGGGCCTCTCTCCATAATTCCACTGTACTAAGTATAGCACCAAAACCGTCTTATAACGTCTTATCTTTTGCCGGTTGGGGCTTTCAAATGTAAACACTTTATGACATAGCCACCATCTTGCCGGCCCCGGCAAGATGGTCTATCCCGATTTTGTTGACCTCAACAAGATCGCACCGGAATGATTTGTTGGCACCGGCAAAACGTGAGTTACTTACAAATTGTAAGCGGACACCATCCCGGTGACGTTACCGCCATGTTCGCCCCGGACTTACATTTTTTGACCCGTACCCCCTTTTTCGGGTGTCAAAACGCGGAAGCCCTTCAAAAAAATTGACACCTAGAAATATTTTGGGGCTTCCGAACCCGCACCGCGCCCGCCGGCGGGGGGCAGTACCTTTCCGGCGGCGGGGCCGGACGGGGCGACGGCAGGCCGGGCCGGTGCCGGGCCGCCGGTTGGCGGTGCCCAGGGCAGCGGCAGGCCGTCGAGGCGGAGAAGGAAGGGGGCAGGGGGTTAGATAAGGCGGCTATAGCCTAGCTATTGGCTATACTGCAAAGGCCATATGCCGGTCAGGTAAAGAATCTGACCCCTCTGGCGGCGGGCTGCGGTGAGTGGTTTTTGGCTGTTGGCGGGGCGATCTGCTGCGGCAGGTGGGCGGCAGGGCTGGCGGGGTGTGGTGTCGGTAGGTGCTGGCGGTGGGCTGCTGGCTGCTGTGAGGTCTGGCAGGGTGTGCAGCTTGTGGGCTGCGGGGTCATCGGTGCGGCGCTGGCGGTGCTGTTGGTGTCGGTCTCCTTCTGGCTGGCGGTGCGGGTGGGCGGGGTGATCTGCTGCGGCGGCGGGGTGCTTGTGGGGTCATCGACCGGGCCGGGCCGTCACTGATCCGCACCGATCCGGCAGGCGATCCGGTGCAGCGGGCAGACAGCAGGGCCGGCGGCGGGAAGATGGGCAAAAGAAAAAGGCCAGGGCAGACGGCGCGGCGTGCGCTGCTGCTCTGGCCTTTGGTCTGCACTGGCGGCAATGGTTCCGGCGGGGTGCGTCCCGGTGCCGGTGGTGGGGCTGATCTGCTGGCGGTGCCGGTGGGCATGGTCAGCGCTGGCACCGTTCCCGCTGTCGGTGTTCCAGCGTCACGGCTTGCGCTGGCGGTGCTCCATCCGGGCCGGTTTTTGCCGTTTGCCGGAGGGGTCAGATTCTCCACCTAACGGGAGTGAGAAGCAGGTGTAGGGCTTTAACCTAGCAGGCTAGAACTCTCCCCCAGTAACCCCCTATAGTCCCCCTTCTTCCCCGGATTCCGCCGGGTCGATCTCTAACGGCTGCCCTTCCTGCTCCATCCTGGCGCGGACAGCTTGCAATATATAACCCTGCAGGCTCTGCCCACTGGCAGCGGCAGCGGCCTTTATTGCATTTGCTTCCGGGGTCAACGGTTTCAGGTTGATTTGTGTGCATTTTGCGTTGTATTTGTCGTTATTCAGTCTTTTTCTTGCTGATACAGCCATGATATTACCCCTGTTTATTTTTATATATAAAATATAGCATTTTCGCCGAACCCTGTACAGTGTCAATTTGCACAAAGACACGGTATAGGGTTTTGTGCAAAACGCAGAAAGCACGGTACAGGGCTTGACAAGAAACCCTGTACCGTGCTAGAGTAAGGCCACAGCAAGCGACACGGTACAGGGTTGCAAGCTGAATACCAGCGAAAGGAGAAAAGCCGCATGAGCATTGAATTTTTCAAACTCCCCGCCGCTTTGAAAAAAGCGATCTGGGCCGCCTACCTGGCAGAGTGGAAAAAGAAGCAGGCAGCAAAAAAGCCCGCCACCCACTAAAGCAGGTGACAGGCTTGCAAGATGAATTTTCCACAACGCATCTTGTAAGCCAGTTTACCACCGAAAGGCGGTAAAGTCAAGCGGATGCCCTGGCAGGGTCGCACCGCTCCACCAAAGCGGCCCCGCCCCATAACCCCGGCAGCCCGCCGGGGCAAACCTGAAAAGCAAAGGAGCAAAGAACATGAAACTTGCAAAGAAGATCACCACCGCCGCCGCACTGGCGGCCGCACTGCTGGCAGGCACCGCACCGAAGGCCGCGGCACAATGCCCCTACACCGTCGGCCCCTTGGGCCGCTACATCGCCCCGGCCATTGTGCAGGGCATGACCGCCACCGATGACGGCGCGGTTGAAGTCTGGTGCACCGATGCGCTGGACGGTGACGACTGGTTTTTTACCGTCGATGCAAAAACCGATCTGCGGATTTATGACCGGGTACAGCTGGTAGTTGATGCCAACGGCACCCCGGACAATTTCGCAGATGACAGAGTGGTTGACGCTCTGTTTTGCCACGGCTGCACCGAAGATTGAAAGGAGCCTGCACCATGATGACACTTGAACAGATCCGCGAACGGAACCGCAAGGAGAACGCCGCAGCCCGCCGCCTTCAGGCCGCCGGGTATCGGCTGGAAGGGTGGGACCCCCGCACCGGGCAGCGGATCGCCGCCCAGATCACCAACGAGAACACCAACGCAGAGCGCCGCACGTTCTACAGCTTTCCCACCTGGCAGGATGCCGCGGCCACGCTTCTGGGCTGAATGCCCACCGGATGCCCTGGCAGAGCCGCACCGGACAAAGCGGCCCCGCCCCACTACCCCGGCAGCCGCCGGGAGATCATCCCGAACATCAACCCACGAACAAAGGAGCACACCCCATGACAGCACTTGACAAGAAAATAAACCAGCTGGCAGCCCGCCACCGCTGGAACGTCACCCCGGTGCACGATCGTTTCATTCCCTGCTATTCCATCGTTCCCATGGATCGGCAGGAGCGTGACCGGATCAAAGCCACGCTTGACCGCTGCAAGGGCTTGAAGGTCAAGGTTGAACAGGTGTTCAGCCTGTACGCCTGGATCTGCACCATCTACGTTTTCGATCTGGCAGAGTGGGAAGCACAGCAGGAGCGTAACCGCCGGGAATGGTCCATTGTCAACGCCTACTCTGAAGCGTACCACTTCAACGGCCACGACAGCGCCGGCGCAAAGCTGGCAGCACAGCACAAGGCCGCAGAGATCGGAGCGCTGGACCTGTTCCGCCAGATGTACCGCACCGCATGAGCCACCGCCGGACACTCTAGCAGGGCCGCACCGCAAAGCAGCCCCGCCCCACTACCCCGGCAGCCGCCGGGAGATCATCCCGAACATCAACCACAACGAACAAAGGAGAACGAACCATGAAAGGCATGACCAACAATCAGATCATCATGAACGAAGCCGCGAAGCTGGACCCCGCCACCCTGCACGCCATCGCCACCGCGCACCACACCCCGGAGCAGATCGCCGCAATGGCTGCAAACGCAGTCACCACCGACGAGAACGGCGACGAACAGCCCGCCACCATCGCAGACGTTGAAATCATCCTTGCAGTGGCAGAGCTGCACACCTTCGATCACTGGAAGAAAGAAGGCAAGAGCGTCAAGAAGGGCGAAACGCATTTGATTGAATGCTACCTGTGGAAGTACACCACCCGCCCCAGCAAGGCCCAGCGGGAAGCCGCTGAAGCCGAAGGCAAGGAAGCAGCCCCCGCGCCGCATTTCTACCCCACGAAATCGCACCTGTTCAGCTGCTTGCAGGTACACGACGCAAAGCAGGCTCCCGCCGGCCGCTTCGGATCTGTCGCCGCCATCATGGAGTATAACAAAAAGCTGGCCGCAGAACGCAAGGCCGCAAAGGCAGCAGCAGAGCAGACCGCCAGCACCCCGGCCCCCATCATCACCGAAGAGCACCACGAATTGCCGGAGCTGGTGCACGTCGATCCGCTGCCCACGAAAAAGGCCAGCAAGCCCGCCGCCACGAAAAAGCCCGCCCCGGATGTGCTCCGCAAGGCAGAGCGGGAAGCAAAGGCCGCTTTCCTGGCTGTCCCCGAAACCGACCGCAAGGGTCAGGCCGCCGCGCTGGATGCCTGGCGCAAGACCCGGAAGGCCGTAGAGGACGCAAAGCAGGCCCCCGCCGCCGTAGCCGCGCCGGATAATGCACCCGTGAAGCAGCTGGACTTTGAGAGCATCGCCGCCGGGCTGCTGGCATGACCCACCACCACGAAACCGGATATTTTGGCAGGGCTGCACCGGGCAAAGCAACCCCGCCCCACTACCCCGGCAGCGCACCGGGCACGAAAAACAGAACGAAAACGAAAAGGAGTTTTTGCAATATGAAAAGAGCAACCAGCACCCCCGCCGGGCTGAATGTGAAGAAGATCACCGCCTATCTGAAAGGGCAGGCAAAAAGCCGCAACGCCGTTCGGATCACCTGCCAGAGCGGCAGCGTGTACATCATCACCGGCTATGCAGCGTTCAAGCTGCCCGTCATCCTTTACCGGGATGTTATCCAGCCCGTGACCATGCAGGACGCACCCGCCGACGGCGTGACCATCGTTTCCAGTGATGCCGGGTTTGTGGTCAACGATCCGCACCAGCTGACCGCCGCGCAGATGTTCCAGAAGTTCAGCGCCTGCAAAGAAGAAGTCAAACGCACTTCGATCTTGCAGGAAGTCGAAGCAAAGGGCAAAGTCTGGGGCACGTTCCGAATGTTCCGCAACGGATCCCGGCCCATCATGATAAATTCGGAGTATGACGCTTTTGTGGATCATCACGAATTTGTTTACCACAGCAGCAACAGCCCGTTTGCGCCCATCCTGGCAACGGACACCGTAGACCCGAAGAAAGCCGCCGTTTCCGTGCTCATTGCCCCGATGAAGGCGAACGACGAAATACAGCAGGTATGCAACCGCCTGTTTGCATGATACGAAAGGAGAACGAAATCATGAAGAAGTTTGACAACATCTTTGAGCAGGCCCGCGAGATCATCCGTCAGCAGTGGACACTGCAAGACCTGCGCCGGAAAGCCCAGTGCACCGGCAGGCCCGAAGAGGTCCGCCAGCAGATCGCCGCCGCCCGGCTCCGCCTCATCTGTGCCCGCCGCGGCTACCAGCTCAACGCCTGACACGAAACCGGATGCCCTGGCAGGGCCGCACCGGACAAAGCGGCCCCGCCCCACCGCCCAGCATTCCGCCGGGCATATCACGAAACACGAAAAGAGGTTTACACGATGACCACCCCAAACGATTCCCTGGACTTCTACCCCACGCCGGACAGCCTGGCCTTTGATATGGTTTTCTCCCTGCGGGAAGTAAAATCCGGGTTCACCACCTACCCGAAACCCATCCTTGAACCGTCCGCCGGTGATGGAGCACTTGCCCGTCAGGTCCACGCTTTGGCGTTCAACGTCCACCACGACTATAAAACCGGCGAGGTTGACCGCTACGACAAGGAAAAGGCACGAAGCGCAGAGCTTGACTGCATCGAGCTTTCCAGCGACTTCCGCGCCGTGCTGAAGAAAGACGGTTTTCGGGTGGTGCATGATAACTTTCTGACCTTCCGCCCCACCACGAAATACGCCGCAATCGTCATGAATCCGCCTTTCTCCGCCGGTGCCGCGCACCTGCTCAAAGCGCTGGATGTCATGCAGGACGGCGGCAAAATCCGCTGTCTGCTCAACGCCGAAACCCTGCGCAACCCCTGCACCAACGAACGGAAAGAGCTGGCCGCAAAGCTGGAAGAGCTGCACGCCACGGTGAAATATATCCCGGATGCGTTCAAGAACGCCCGCCGCGCCGCCCGCGTGGAGGTGGCGCTTGTGTCGGTGGACATTCCCGACCGGGAGCCGGTGAGCCGGATCCGCCTGGATCTGAAAAACGAAACCGCAGAGCGCTTGAAAGAAAACCCGGAGTTTGCCGCCCTGGTATCTTCGGATCCCATCACAGCAGCCATTGAACGGTATAACGCCGCGGCTGAAGGTGTGCGCCGGATCTATGCGGAATACGACGGGATCAAGTCGTTGTTTTCCTCTGCCGGCGCTGGTAAAAAAGAAAACCCCGTGATGGCTTTCACGAAATCTTATAACGACGCTATCCGGGAACTGCGCGGGATGTACTGGAAGCAACTTTTTGAAATGCCGCAGCTGTTCGATGCGATGACCTACGAAATGCAGCAGGATTACCAGAAGCGAATCAAAGAGCTTGAAGGCTACG